ATATGATACAATAACCTTACAATTAAGCACGAAGTGTGACTCTAAAAAACGAGAGCGCGTTGTCATCCAAAAAAGAAGGAAGCGTGCGTCGCAGCGTTGTATAAGTAGCAATCTGAGGTGATCGTTTGAGATAAATACGAAGCCGCCCAAGTCAGTATGGAGCGAAGAACTAGGCCCTCTTGGTGACCAGACAACAGACGATAGCTCTTATCCAATTTAATAGTATTTTTACAATTTGGAGATTTGGGGTTTGTGGTGTATGCTATAGGTACTTTAGTAAGTAAATGGGAGGCTTTACTAAAATGGTATCTAAGGACAAAATCATCAAAAGCACTATTGGTGCTGTTATCGGCGTAGCTGCAGTAGCAGGTATGGCTGGAGCTGCAAATAATAGTCAGCCACAGCAGACTATAGCGCCAGTAGTACAACCTGTAACATATTCAGACTGTAGAACGGAAGAAATACCGTTTGAAACACAGTACGAAGGTGAAACAGGTCAATATGGCTACACTGAAACTATAAAGCAACAAGGTGTAGCTGGTAGTAAGAAGATTTGTAAACCGAGCAAGCCAGGTTACGAAGATAAAGTGGAGGTTATAACTCAACCAGTAAATCACGTTATCGTCCGTACACCTAAACCTGCACCACAACCAGTACAACAACAACGCTATCGTGTAGGCGCAATCTGTCGAGATGGCTGGCAATCACACGCTACTGGAAGAGGTGCTTGCTCACACCACGGAGGCGTAGGCGAGTGGCTGTATGAGTGAGAGTACGAAAGATAAGGCCATTGATTTTCTTGGTGGTATAGTGGCAATAGGAATAGCAATACTTGTAGCGTATGCGTGTTATGTGTGTAGTAGCCATTTCTTTGGCAATTCTAGTAATACAGAATCTAACCACACTCAACGCAAAAGCAGTAGTTCTTCAGGTGCTATCAACCCAAGCAGTAGACATTACGATCCTATTGATGAAGACGAACCTAGTGAGGATGACGTATATTACGAAAATTGCTCTGAGGCTCGTGCAGATGGCGCGGAATCAATCCGTAAGGGTGAACCTGGCTATCGAGAAGAGCTTGACCGAGATGGTGACGGCGTAGCATGTGAACCGTGGCACGGTAGGTAATTGACAAATTACCCCTGTTATGCTACAATGCAACCATGAAAAAAGCTGTAATCATCACTGCTGTTTTACTGCTCATAGCAGGTGCTGGTGGTAGCTTATGGCTAAAGACTCGTCTGGATACTCAAGCAGTCGCTAAAGTAGTTCAGGAGCAAAAACAGGAGCAGTCAAAGAGTAAGTACGATGTCGGTCCACCAGACGCGCAGGAAATGTTAGAACTGGTAAATGAGGAACGTGCTAAAGTCGGTGCAGCACCTCTGAAACTGGACGAAAGATTAAACGCCAGTGCACAGGAAAAGGCAGATGATATGCAAAACCGTGATTATTATGGTCACGTATCACCTGAAGGTACGCGCGGCACTATATTTGTTTTTAAGCATATGCCAAGTAAGTGTCGATATGCCGGTGAGAATTTAGCCAATATTTTAGTACCAGACAGCAATAGTCGCAATCCTATAAGTACCTGGATGTCATCTAATAAAGGACATCGTGAAGCTATATTAGACAAGGGTTATGACTTAGTTGGTTTTGGTGTATCTAAAGACAAATACGGCAACTCTCTTATTGTTCAACACTTTTGCGATCTTAATCAATAACTAGTATATAGCGCAAACCCCAAATCTCCTTTTGTCTCGAAAGGAGATTTTTCTTATGAATGACAACGCGTCATACCGTCAGTACTTGCAGTACCACGCTCTTAATAACCCTGGGGCAGCCAGGCGTGCCGAAGCGCAAGCTCTTCTTAACCAAGTAGGTGATGATGGTAACCTTAATGGTAATTTCTTAATGGGTCAGAAAGTAGACCGAGGCTGGTTCAGGTCGCCAGACGTTAGAGAGCAAACATCAAATGGATATACCGCTTCAACTCTGAATCGTTCAGTCAACCCATGGTGGAAAGAATCATACGCCAACTGGCGACAAGCTAATATTAAAGATCCAGGTCCTAGCAATCAGCCAGGCGGCTACTATGGCGGATTCGGTGGCGGAATGGGCGGTGGTAACCGTGCCAGTGCTGCTCAGTTGGCAGAATATGACCAGGGTATTGGACAGCTAGAACATGGCTTAGGACGTATAGACAACCAATTGGGTGTACGCTTAGGCAATATTAACAACCAGTACACCACCAAGAAGAACGAATTAAAGAGTTCATGGAACCGTGCAGAAGGTCAATTCAACGACCAGACCCGTCAAAATCAGCAACAGCGACGTACAAACATCAATAACATTAACGATCGCTCAGCAGTTGGCTTACGTGGCTTATTGCGCTCATTAGGAAGTATGGGTGCAGTAGGTTCAGACATGCAATTAGCAGGTCGAGCAGTTCAGAACCAAGCTAACCAGCAACGAACAGGCGCAGGACAGACTTACGCACAGAACCAAAAGCAAATCGACACCACATGGGGTCAGTTTAAGAATGATTACGCGGATGAAGACAAGAAGCTCAACGACTGGAAAGCAAACGAAGATAACGCCGCTCGTCAGTCATCTCAAACTACACGTCAGAACCTATTAACTCAATTAGCCCAAATGAAGAGCCAGAAAGCCGCCGCACAAGGTGCTAACGGTGCTAATGCCGCACGTGCAGACCTTGGACGAGCAAACGCTCTATCAAGCGAAATTGACAACCTAGGACGTCAGCAAAGTACATACAGTGGCAATAAGGTCCAATACAACGCAAAAGACCTAGACAGCTACAAGGTAGAAGGTGATACAGCAGTTGGTGTTTCAGATCCACAAGCAGCAGGTAGTGACCCAACACTAAACATCTACAATACACGTCTAAAACAAGAAGACGAGCGTAAACGACAGAATCAATACCTGTAAATAAATTAGGAGGGGATTAGAGATAATGGACTTTTTCCAGAGAGTAGGCAACTTTTTCAGCGGTAAGGGTTGGGTAAGCGATGACGAACGTCGACGTAAAGAGCAACAAGTTCAAGCGCCAGTTCAACCACGCCCTCAGCCATTACAGCAGGTACAGCAACCTAACATTAACAGACTAAACGGTCTATCTGGTGTAAATACACCTGGGTTAGGTGGCGGTACTAATATATTCAGCCAAGCTCAGCAAAAAGTAAATCCTAATCCCCTTCAACAGGCTAATCAAGCAACACAACAGCTAAACCAAAATAACCAGCCAAAGCCATTAATCCCAGAAAAGACTGTCAATGACGCCCCTAAGGTATTAACCCCTCAAGGACAACAAGACTGGGTAAACAAAGAAAACAAGCAAATCCAAATCCAGAATGTCATAAACAACCCTACTCAGGTACTTAAATCTCAGGTCCAACAGCAACAGCAGCAGCCAAAGCCAGCACCAGTGGCTATTCAACCTCAACAACAGAATAGACCACAAATAGCCCCAAGTTTTCCTAATCCTGGAAGAAATCCTTTATTTACCCAAAATCAGGACAGCTTAACCCGCGCCCTAGATATAGCAAAACAAGAGAGTGACAAATATAAAGCCGAGCAGGCAGCACGCAATAACAAGCTAGACGACATTATGCGAGCAAGGGGTGTTAGCGAGCCAGAAATCGCCAAGAACCGCCAAGTACGTATTGACGCAGAGAACAGAGCTTATTTATCAGAAGACAAAGCTAGACGTGATAGCAATATCGCACAGATGGCAGGACTGGCTACTTTACCAACACGTTCAGTGGTTAGCTTCACTAAAGGTGCTATTGACGGTGCTGGCCGTACAGTTGGTGATTCAGGCGATAAACTATCTCTAGCTGTCGCAGACGCCATGTATGGCATTACTGGTGATGAGTCATATGACAGAATACGAAAATATATTGTAGAACAAGGTAAGCAACGTAACGCTCAATACGATCGAGACCTAGGCGTATTTAAGAAGAACGACACGGATGTTGCAACGGCTTACGAGGCGGGTCAAAGCGCTCAAAGACTAGCTCAAGATATCGGTACAGGTGTAGCCACTGGCGGTGCTGTACCTGTAGCACGTCAGTTTGTAGAAAATGCGGCGGACTTTATTACTAATGCAAACGCTAAGGGCAAGAACACGCGTGAGATGTTGCCATATGCGTATGGTAACGCGGCAGTTCAGGCGGCAATAGAGAAGGCTGGGCTAGACAAGGTCTTATCGCCTATCGGCAAAAAAGGTCTGACTAAGTTTATAACAGGTGCTATAGCAGAAGGCTCAGAAGAAGCCGCCCAACAATTTGCAGAGAATGCAATTGCTAAGCATACATACGATCCTAACCGTAAATATGAAGAAGGCGTCCTTAAGAGTGGTCTTATGGGCGCGGTCCTTGGCGGTCCAGCTGGAATGGCTAATTTTGGTGCTATGCGACAGACTGGCAATCAACCATCAAGTGCAATGACTGCACGAATGAATCAAAATGAAGCTACTGGAAAACTAGAAAAAGAGGCTATAGCTCAACGTCAAGCACGTCAATCGTCGGACGACACCTCACTCAAGCAAGCGGCAGAAGTAAATGTAGCTAATAATCAGAACAACCAATTACATCCAATCCAATCAGTAAATGTAGCCCCAGCAGTAGAGAGTACTATACCTAACGCTAGCCCAGCACTAAAACAAGCCGTTACTCAGAATATGTCAGATATTCAGCACGGTGATGTAAATGCTGTTGCCGCACGCCAACAAACAACAGGAATACTAGAAAACTATCTGATAGAACAAGCTACAAAAGACGTACAGAACTTAGCTAGCTCAGAAATGAAATATAAGCTCAATCCAGAGCATGAAGCACAAGTCAGAGCGTATAACGAACATATAACACGTCTACGCCAACGTGAAGAATACCTGCGTAGTCAAGGAATGAGTGAAAATGCTCCAGCCATGATTAACCTACGTAAGGCTCAAGAGCAGGCTATATACGCCAGAGATCATATCGGTGAAGTAGATGAGAATGGATTGAAGTATAAACTAAGTCCAGAGCAGGAGGCGTTCTTTAAGGACTCTAAGATCCGAGACGAAAATGGCAATCTTAAGACTTTATACCATGGCACAAGCACAGACTTTAACCAGTTTGATCCTGATAAGATACAACAGGATAACTTGGGTAAAGGTTTTTACTTTACAGACAACAAAGACATAGCAGATAGTTACGCTAGCAGAAGGACTCGCGAAAGAGGGGGCGACCGCAAAGTTGTAGAGGCATTTTTGAACGTTAAGAAGCCCTTTGATCTAAACTATCAGCCTAGAGAGGTTGCTTTGGATTATTTAACCCATTATTTTTTAAGCCAGGGTAAAACTAAAGAAATGGCGCTAAGGAATGCTGAGGATCTCTTAAACAGCAGTTTAGCTAGCGGTGATATTGTAGATAATAATTACGATATTGTGTTTGACACTAGCGAGCCAGAATTCCAAACTTGGGCAAGAAATAATGGCTATGATGGATTAATAGTACCAGGCAGAGATAAAGCAAGTGGGGCAAGTGGCGACGCTGTTGTTGCCTTCAAACCAGAGCAGATCAAATACACCGATAATCTCAACCCAACAGACAATCCAGATATGAGATATAAGTTAGATGCCAAAATGCAGGAGCTAGCTAGTCAAAACAATCTCCTAGCACGCCACCTACAACTTACAGGCGATGAGAACCTTGTATTCAATGAGTGGCAAAATGAAATGCAGAAGAGGGCATTAGGTTACTACGATCCAAAGACCGACCAAATCAACCTAAATAAACTTACAGAAGACACTCTAAACCACGAATTAGGTCATAAATTACTTACACGTGTAGAAAACAAACAAGACTTATTGAGCGCTATTCGTGAGTCTTATGGAGATGACTATTTAATAAACAAATATGGCAGTCAATATGGAAACGACTTGAACCTACTAGCAGAAGAACAACTAGCCGACGGATTCAGTGATTACTACAAAGGAAGATTAAACGGTGAAGATAAAGTACGTCTAGGTGCTAGATTAGGTATTCCTCAAAAAGTCTTAGCAGTATATGACCGAATTACTGAAGCTATTATGGGGCTTGTCGGTAAACAAGACGCCATTAAACAATTCTACGCCCAAATGGAGACTGGGAAGTTCAGAACCAAACAACAAGTACCTGGTGGCGATGGCCGAGTTAGAACGATGAGTATCGAGGCTACTCGTGATGGCAGGAATATTGTAGTTATAAATAATAATATCCTTGAAGGTGTGCCTAGCAAGCAGATTGTTCCGACAATTCGTAAATACTTAAATGAAAACTTCAAAGGTAATGACTATCCACTGAATTTTGGCAATGACGGGACTGGTACTATTAATAGGAATACAATCCGAAAATATGTCGATCCGCATCAGACTTTTGAAAACATATTAATTAAGGGTAAGATGGCTGGCGAGCTGCCTGATATTCTTAAGGTATCTAGGAAATATGCAGAGGCCTCAGACACAAAATCACACTCATTTGCAAGAGATGGTTTTGAATATAGAACAGCGCGTATAGAAATAGATGGTCAACAATTTGATGTAACTATAAATGTTGGGCTAAGCAGTAAGGGTAAATTAGTATATGCCTTCAACAATATAAAAAGAATACCGGCGAACCGCTCAAGTAGGCGATTTAGTTCCGGTGATTCTAGTTCCACTATAGCAAACAATCCTCAAGATGTCAATACAGACAACCGTTATCAACACCCTCTTCAAGAAACTATTAACGAAATGGAAGCCAACCCTAAGCCTAGAATGACTAGGGAATTAAGAGAGGCTATAGACGAGTTTATATATGAGAATATAGACCAGAATCTATTCCTAGAACATAATGACACAAATATCCTCGGAAGTCATGGATTGACGTGGAGTATCCCACGCCTGCATGTAGACGACCTACGACACCACCTAGGAAAAGAGTTAGCTGGAGACTTACCATCTAACTATAAACGCCGTACTGGTAAGCGAGATATCGATACAGTAGCTCAGGAAATGGGATATGACGACATCGATACGTTTATCGATGAAATTAAGCGAGTAGCTGAAGCACGCCGTGCAGAAAGAGAGCGAAAAACCCTATTGGCAGAATGGCGTAGAGATCCAGATGTCATTCAAGAAGCCCAGAAGATGATTGCGGAGCGACACGCTGAAGAGGCTAAGGTAGAGGCTGAGAAGCAAAAGAAAATAGAAGAAGCTAAGGCGGAAGAAGAACGACGTACTGAAGAAGCTAAGGCAGAAAAAGAGCGAATTGAAAAGCAGCGGGCACTAGGAGAAATACTGAATAGAGGATTAGATGAAGGTCCAAGGCATAAAATAGCAGATATAGTACATAATGCTAGTGTAGCTACTGGTATTGATGAAAAAGCCGTTGCAAAACAATTTGCTAAGCTGGCTGAACAGAAGGGCTATGACATTACTGGAGAAAGGGCGCTACTGAACACCAACGCACGCGCTGGCAGTATGTTAGATGAAAATGGACGATTACGCCCAATAGACGAAATAGCACCAGAAGTAAAAGAAAAGATTAAACTACCTGGAGTGGAACACGCGGTCCCAGCACCTACAACTACTGCAAATACAGCTACCCACAATACACGCCAGATGATTTATAAGGACGAGAAGGGTGCATACCATTCATTCTATGAATACAGAAATATCTTTGGTAAATGGCAGCGAACAGGTGCCGAAGCACCAAGAGTAACTTCACCACTACAGAAGAAATTCATAGACGATATTAGATCAGACAAGGCAGTCAATGATGAAGCTAAGCGTGCATTTGATGACGGTCTAGCTATTCAGTATATATGGAGAGAAAACTCTAAGGGTGTAAATGCTGAACTAGTGAGTGCTTTTGATGGTTATATGCAAACTGGAGACAAAAAGGCATATCGTCCAAGCGATAAACTAGTTACATTCGATCCAGACAAACACTACATAGAATCTGGTAGAGTAGTGGACGCACAAACTGGTCAAATTCTAGGTAACTATATTGAGATGACACCTGATGGCAACGTAACTATATATGCAGGTAAAAAGAAGATGAACCTGAATATGCACGATATTGACTTCAGTAAGATTAAGGCGAAGCGTTCTGGTGCAGGTCAAACATGGACTACTGAAGGAATGATAGATCGTGTGACAGGCTCATTAAGGCGAAGCAATAGCCTTGATTACTTTAAGAAGGGTGGCAATAAAGCTAAAGAGGCGTTATTGAGTATTATGTCTGAAACACCTCGTCAAGCTAATGCCGCCGCAGTAAAAGAAGGCAACGCCATCGGTGAACAGATAAAAGATTATCGCAAAAACTTGCTAAAACAAGCCAAAAAGCACGGTCCACTAAAGCGCCAAATGCTACAAGACGCCGTATATGTAATTGAACCATCACGACCAAAACGTGGCGAAAAATCACCATCATATGATGAACGCTTGAAAGTATTTGAAGAAGTTTACGGAAAGAGTGCCTCTGAAGCTCTGGATCAATACAACAGCTTCTTACGTGCTGTATACAAGAACTTGCTAGCTCGTCAAAACGAAAAGAGGGTAGAGTTAGGTAAAGACCCAATTATGGAGCGTAAAGACTATATTACACACCTAGGAGAAATGCAGTCTGGCAAGGGAGCTATCGCGGCTATGTACGGCGGTGCTAAGAATCTATTATCTGGCGGAGATGTGGCTATTGAATCTCGTAAATCACTACCGGCTAAATTAGCAGGTCGTACAGGACTATTCAAGCCAAGCCAGAAGTTTAATCAATTCGCTATGCAACGTGTAGGTGACGTAAAGCCAACAGATCCATTTACGCCGCTAATGGAATACAGCAAGATAGCCCTACACAATATTCATATGACAGATGCTATTACAATGAACCGCTCACTGGAAGTAGCGGTGCGCGCAGCCAGCGAAGCGCGACAAGAATTTGCAGGTAAAGGTACTAGCGGTATACAAAAGCTAGCTGACAGAGTAGACGCCCTGTATAATTCGGCTGCTTCTGGCAATGTTAATGCTGAAGAGCTAACGCAAGTAAGAAATAAACTATACGGATTAGAACGTGCAATTGGTCGAAAGATAGACGGCATACAAGAACTTAGTCGTCTAGTTAAAAAAGCTGACAAGTTTGGTGTAGAGAAACTAGACGCAAAAGATATAAATAGCCTAAAAGAAACCACCAACAATGTGGCTGAAAGTCTGGATAAGATGCTTAATGACGTAAACTTTATGAAGCTGATGTCTGATAGCGCAAACGGACTGACTCAATTTGTAGGATTTGTCCAAGAACACGCAAACCGACTAGCTGGAAAGACAGACCCATTCCAACGATTAGTAAACGATACAGAACCGAGTCTTGGGAGCAAGTTTCTAGGTGCAACTGGTAGGGCATTAATGAAGCAGGCGGCACTATCTAAGATTGTCGGCAATATGAATTCAGTAGTAGCTCAAACGGCATCACTACCTGCTCTATTCTCTACAACCAGCCCAAAGGCATTGATACAGGCATTCAAGGTAAAAAACCGCAAAGCCATACTACAAAAGTCTGATGCTCTAGCCCTAAGGTATGCAGACGACAATCTGACGGATGACACCAAGTTTGAAAAAACTATGAAAACTGCTGGTATTCCTATGGAAGTAGTTGAAAGAGGCGTTATTGAATACACCTTCTTAGCTAAATATAATCAGGCAATCAATAATGGACTAAGCGACGCAGATGCAGTTAGATACGCAGAACGATTCATTAATGACACGGTAACCTTACGCGATCAGATAAGCACCCCACGGGCATACAATAGACTATTGCCCGCATCATTCTTACAGTTCACGCGAGAAGTGACACAACAGAACCGTTATGTATGGAACCAGATGTCTAATAAACAAAGGGTGGCACTTGCTGTTAATACGGCAATTGCATATAGTGCGATAGAAGCGCTAACTGGAAATAAGCCAGGGGTTGATCCATTAGGTACACTAATCGAGATTGTAGGCGACTGGCTAAGTGGTGGCGACGATGACGATAAAGACAATTCAGTACAAGCTAAGCTAGAGCGTACAATCCAAAAAGTAGCTGGCCAGGCAGTTACAGCCGTACCTATAGCTACAGCTATAGTTAATACCGCGACAACAAAAGACGATCGCAAGAAGCTATTCGGCAAAGAGAGCAACTTAGGACGTTACGACGGTACAATACCAGTTGTTGATTTACCTCGTAAATTGATTGACACTAAGGGTAAATTGGATGAGGCAGCTAAAGCGCGTGAAGATGGTGATGATGATAAGGCAGAAGCAAAAACTAAAGACGCTATGTACAACATCCTAGGTCAATTACCAGCAGGTAGCCAATTAAAGAAAACTATTCAGGGTATTGCGGCAGCTCACTCTGGCGAAGTAAAAGACGGCAAAGGTGAGACAAAGGTTGAGTTTGAAAAAGACAATCCATTCAATCTGGTCCAAGGTGCTCTATTCGGTAAAAACGCACTAATACCAGTGCAAGTAGAAGAAGGAAAGAATTCGTGGGTCAATCTATTTAAGACTGGTGGTCTAGTTGCTAACGCGTCTAATGGTATGCAAATAAACATGCCAACCAACAATAACCCACAACAAAAACAAGCAACGGATAATCAAATAGATCTACAAGGACTAAGCAAGAAAGAAGCCGCTTCAATTAAGAAGAAACTAAAGAAGGGCGACTATACATTCCAAGACGGATTACTAGTAAATAAGAACGGTAACGTAGAAAAAGGTGTATACAAAAAGCTTGCTCAATCTCAAGGACAAGGTGATGAAGCTTATCGCAACTGGATGAAGGCGTATGACATTGATAAAACATCAACTATTAAAAAAGAGTTCACTTCATTTAATGCGACGTTAAACAAGCTACAGAACGGCGCAGAAAAGGTAGATAAAGCTAAAACTGCCGTCAATATGATGACTGGTAAATACAAAGACTTGCCAGACTGGGTAAAAGAGCGCTATTACAAAGAATCTGGATATACAAAGGATCAAATTGAATACGGCGCAATGACATCTCATAACGAAGTAAGCCTGATGGATAATTACTGGCGTCAAAAGGCTCAAGAATCATCACATGAGGATCTAATACAAGAACTAGCCAATGGTCGACGAAAGAGTATTACAGGACAAATGTTTGCTAAAAATGGTGTAATCAATAAGCTACGCGCTGAAGGTTACATCACTAAACAGGAAGCACGCGCCCTTAACGCTACTCAGTTTGACACTGACGGCAATAAGATAACCAAAGATACCTCAGGTGGCTCTGGACGCTCAGGTAGCGGAAGAGGTAGAGGACGAAGAGGTGGTAGCTCAAGCGGCGGCGGTAGTGCGTCTCCACTATCTTCTGCAATCACTAAGAGTATGGGTCTAACATCTTCTGTGTCAAAAGCTAACGAATCATCCGCAAAAAACACAAGTATAAACCAAATTGGACAAAACCTAATAAGCAAGACTAACACTCAAAAACAGATAACTAACACATTAAAAAAGTGGAATGGTGCAAGCACCGGCAAAAACACGCGAATCCGCATTAAGAAAGCATAATAGTGATAATTATGATATAATATAAGCAGAAAACAGCGTGACCTAAAGAACACGGAGCGTCTGGCAATAATAAGCCGGCTCCGTGTTTTTAATTTAGGAAAAACGCCATGAACACTACGCAACTTATATCGGCAGTTATGCTGAAAGCTACTGGTAAGGTGCGCAACCTACCAGAAACAGACAAGAAATACCAGAAAATACTAGGTATTGCTAACATGTATATCCCTGTATGGCAAAGTGAACCTAATGTTGATTGGCAGTCTTTATATGACCCTAATTACAATATCGGAACACTATCGACGAATCAGGAATATGAAATTGACTTTACTAAGGTTGCTAAGGTAAGTAACGTATACGGCGACACTATAAAGGTCAAAAAAGACAATCAGATTAAAGAATATACTACAGTGCCACCAGAGCAAGCGGGAATGTATAAGGGGCAAGACTGCTGCACTATCTCTGGCAATAAACTAGTATTTATCGATCCTATACGAAGTGACGACCCAGTACTTGGAGGGCAAATAACAATACCTGTATATTTACACGCGCCACTACTGACAAGCCCAAGCGATATGGTCCCAGTAGACAATCCAATGTGGCTAGTGGTGATGTGTGCGGCTGAATATGCTCGCAACGACATTCTTCTACAGAACCAATACGGCAATCTCATCAATGAAGCCAACCAGCTAATGGAAAAAATGGTAGAGAATAATGCTAGCCAGGCTAAGTACGTACCCCTAGATATGATCCCAGGAGTATCCGACATATGCTAAAACCCCCTAGCAGCACTAAAGCACCAAAAATACAGCGGCTGTCGGTTGAAGATTGGACAAACGGCGTGGTTACTGCATTTGATGATGGTCGCTCACCGCTAAGAGGCCTAAGGTCATCTGAGAATATGATATTGGATCAGGACTCTGTCATTACCGTGCGACATGGTACTGCTAAATATGGTCCCCAGCCATTAGGAACAGTCTTAGGTGAATTGGCTGAATTTCGCAGTACTACAAAAGACGGATCCGTAAACTGGCTAGCTTGTCTTCAAAGAATAAACGGCAAAACAAAGCTATGTATAGCTAAGGGCGAAGACCTAGCATGGCAAGTAGTAGAAGGTAAAGAATATCACGAATCTGCCCGCGGTCATTTCAAGCAAATACGCAACAATCTTCTAGTCATGAATGGAGAAGATACTCTTAGCTACTTAGATATACCAACAAAGAAGATTGTAGCATTTCAGAAAATATCAGACCCAGCAAAGCCAATACTAGATAAAAACGTAGGGCTAACTGGTACAGGATTTAAGGTGTTTTATGCAGTTACTTTTAACTCTACTGTTGGTGAAACCGCAGGATCGCCTCTATTATCTCAAGCAATCTCTACCGACCGAGATATGTGGAACGGTGAAAAACATAACCTATCGGTCAAGCGTCCAGATAGTACAGAAGCTAAGTCATGGAATATTTACTGTGGTGTTGGTGTTGACGGCGGCGGAGAGCCTACACTTTATCGTCTAGCTGCCGCGCTGCCAATGGATCAGACAGTATTTGTAGATAATGGATCACGTAGCCTAGACATGTCAGTACCTCTACCAAAAGACAATAACACGGCTGGTCCAAAAGCAACACGAGCCGATGTAGTCAATGGGCGTATATGGATGACTGGCGATAAAGACAATCTATTCTATGTATGGCGTGGTGGTGATTATGGTCATGAGCTAGACTTCTCACCTGGATATGGCGGTGGATATACGCCAGTAGGAAATGGTACCAAGGAGGTGCCATTTGCAGTACGACCATATCGCGATGGTAAAGGCGATCCTAAAGTGACGGTCCTAGCAAACGGTACAAACGGTACTGGTAAACGATTCTATATTACACCAACAAATATTACTTACGGTGAAGATACTATTACAGTCTGGCAAGTACAAGAAGATACTGGTGCTGACGGTACAGATAGCCCTGACGCTGTAGTCATTTACAATAACGACCTACTATATCCAAGCCGTGGTGGATTTAATACTACAGGAACTCTACCGCAATTACAGAACGTCCTATCTACAAGACGAATTACTAACACTATTCAAGATGCTATTAGCAACCTAAACAGTAAAGCTATAGAAAAAGCCGTAGGTCTAGCATTTGAAGGTCGCGTGTATTGGGCGTTACCTGTTGCCGCTGACTACAACAACCAGATATGGATTTATGACACCGACCGTAGAGGTGCATGGATGAAGCCATGGAGTATTCGTGCTGACTGGATGACGCTATATAACGACAACTCAGGTATAACTCACTTCTTAATAGTTCAAGGAAACAAGATAGTCGAACTATCTAAGGGTGCAACTACAGTCGACGATGGAAAGCCGTTTAACACTAGCGCACAAAGCGGTCAATTGCGATTTGAAGAAACTGGAAGGGATTGGGCGCGTGTACTCAAGGTGGTATTTGTACTACTCAGACCTCAAGGGCGCATTAATCTTACCGCCACTATTAAAACTGAAGACGGATTGCAGACATTTACAGAGACAAGATTTTTCGGAGCGTCTTCAAGTCGTACTGGATGGAGCGAGCCAGGCGTTGGTTGGAGCTCTATCGGATGGAGTGAGGTGAGAGGCATACCTGAAACATTCAACTCTGCTAGCGAAGAGGTGGAGCTAGAAGTAGATGAGGACGCTCACTGGGTGCAATACGGCTGGAGTTCATCAGACCCTGGCGTAAGTTACAGCATATCGAGAGTGGTATTTGAATACGTAAATATTGGCACGAAAGACCAAAGCTAAAGGAGGAACAACAAAATGGCAAGTATTAGTGACAAAATTACAAAAGTAAAAGACGGCAGCAACCCTAACGTAGCGCGAGTAGTTACCCCACGACCAGCAAACTCTGATACCCTGTCTGTAGATAGTCTAACTGGTTGGAGTGAAGATACTGCTATGCACTTTATGACATACAGGGTAGACTCAACAGGTAAAGTGGTCCCAGGTAGCCAGAGAGACTGGAAGGGTATGGCAAATAAGGCTACTGGTCAGATTATTAGTTTACAAATCCAGAATAACGCAATAGATGACGGCAACTTAGTTGGAGATATTGTTCAAGCTGGTCCTACTGCCGCCTGGGCGCAAGATCTAGCCGAGGCAATGCTAGAATCTCATAACAGCGACGGTTCTCTAAAAAGAGGTGCTGTAGGGGCTGATAATATAGCCAAAGATAGTATTGTTGCTGAATCAATCAAAGAGAAGTCTATTACAGCCGACAAGATAGA